CCGACATAAAAGATGTTGCCTGTATCGGCAGCACGATGTTGATATATGTAATATTGCATATTATCTGAAAAAACCACCGCTGAGGATCCATCCTGCATCTTTTTGTCTGCTTGCCAACATAGCATCTGCAAATCGAGCAGATTGAACAGGTTTCATATTAATGCGTTTAACTGTAGCTTTAGCTTGAGCAGCATAGGCATTAATCATCGTTATTTGCGTTGCACTAGCTTTTCCATACATAGGCATCAAACGCTCTGCTAAACACCATCTAAGAGCCATTGTGTAGCCCTGTGGAAGAATAATCGTATCATTTAAGTTTGTATAGCTTTGAAACAAATTATCTGTAAAGATGTGCATTTCGCCTTGCGATGGATTAGGCCATACATAGATGTTTCCTAATGTTTCGCTAGGTTGATAATAAAGAGCTTTAGGCCAAGGTCCATTTAAAGTCTTTAAACCAATCATTTGATAATCTTCTACTGCAAGAATAGAGATTGGGTAATCTAAGCCACCATTTACAATAGGCACACCATTACTATTGGTATTAATGCGTACAAATGCTGAATCAATGCTTAATGGGCGTTGATAGTAACCAGTAATCGTTGTAGAGCTAACATTTTGATAAATACTGACTTGATATGTGCCTGCTTCATTGACGTTATTGCCTGCGCCTGTAAGCATTTTTTGAATCTTTGTGCCAGCAGTAATATCTGTGCCACTCAAAATTTGACCTACGTTGATTGCGCCTGAATTGATGCCTGTAACAGTCAGAATGTTGCCTGCGATTGAGCCTGTAAAGCTTGCGTTGATATCACCAGTAGGGCCAATCGTATATTGTGTTTGACCTGGCACAATAGGAAATACAATCTCATTCTTGTAATAGACCATCATTTCTTCGTTTGACCATTGATCTACAAGGTCATTGAGCATATCAAAAGCATCTTGCGCTGCATCTGCGCTAGGACTTTCCCCAGCTTCTAATGCGCCTATGTCTTTTAATGCCCTAGAAATAATGTCTAAAGGAGTTGTCATTTTACATTCCTACTTTGAATACTTGGGGCTGCCAAGGTGGGATTACTTTGTTTTCTAATGCTTCTAATTGTTCTTTTAAACGCTCAGTAATGTGGCATTTGCCGTCTTTTTGAGCTTCTTGCTCAATCCAGTTTGCTACCATTTCTTCTGTTACTTGCTCAAATGCTGTCTTAGCAGTAGGACAGTCAAAATACCAATTACCTTCAGTTTCTACTGATTTATCGTCTTGTGTAGCTGTGACATGATAACGAGCATGAGTAATCACGCCATCTTTAGCAGAAACTTCTAGGATTTTCCAAGTAAACATTATTTAATGGCGTTCTCAAATGGTGTTAGGTCGTTTGAGCCGTAATACTCTGCGCCTTTTGCAATCTGTATAGATAGGTGAGCCTTATTCCTAGCTACGCAGTCTGCCCAATCTGCATCAGTCATATCTTCAGGCTTGCCAGCATTGAATAGGTTTACGCTATCCATTGCGGCAGAATAGTCTTTAGCTACTTGTTGTTCTTGGGTTAATTCAATCATCATTTATTCTCCAAAGCGGTTATTTTTGCGTTGAGTTCTTTTACTGCGTTGATAAGATACCAAGTCAAATTGCTTGCATCTACTGACATAACACCAGTTGATTCTGTTTTTACGCAGTCAGGAAGGATGGCTTGAAGTTCTTGGGCAATTGCACCTAGTTGAACACCTTTAATATTAATAGCTTGTTCTTTTGGCAAATCTGTAACTTCATCTGCTGTACGATATTCAAAATTACGCACTTTAATGGCTGTAATTTTATCCAATCCATCTGTGTTATCAACAATGTTCTTTTTAAGTCTTGCATCAGAAGTAATAGACCAAAGTGTAGAATTATTACCTTGATATACACCACCACCAGCATTAATAAATCCTGTGCTTGAGCCTTTACCAGTAGTTCCAGAACCAATAACTATTGTGCTGCTATCCGAACCAGCAGCAGGGCTTGTTTTATTACCAATAAATACAGAGTCAGTACCAGTTGTGTGGTTTACAGCCCAGTTTCCTGATTGGTGTCCAACATACACATTTGAAGTACCAGAAGTTGTTGAGTTTCCTGAATTGTGTCCTATTGCAGTATTTTCTGTGCCTGTTGTTTGGTTTAGAGAACCAGAACCAACAGCCGTAATATTTGCAGATGTAGTATTTGTATAAAGAGCTTGATAACCTACTGCTGTGTTGTTTGAAGCGGTGGTATTTGCTTGAAGTGCTAATATACCAACAGCCACATTGTTTGCACCAGTAGTGTTTGCCAATAAACTTTGAGAACCAACAGCAGTAATTTGTCCTGTAGTATTGGCATTTGCAGATTGATAACCTACTGCTGTGTTATTAGATGCGGTGGTGTTAGCATATAAAGCCTGTGTTCCAACAGAGGTATTGTTTCCACCAGTTGTATTACTATAGCTTGCGGAAATTCCTAATGCAGTATTTGCAGTGCCAGTTGTATTGTTATATAAACATTGAGAACCTAATGCAGTAATTTGACCTGATGTATTATTTACAGCAGCAAAATAGCCTATAGCTGTTCCATAAGTTCCGGTTGAATTATTTGCAAAAGCATTTGCACCTAAAGCTGTTTGACCAGTTTGACTACCACCACCCTTACCAACAGTAAGACCTGATATAGAGGCATCTACTGTGTCGGTTTGTTGACCTGTAAATGTTTGAGCAGCCAAAGTAGCTAAAGTGCTATTAACTGCTGGCACATTAAGTGAAAAATTGGTAGAAGGATTAGGGCCAACTAAGGCTGTTTGCCCACCTGCTGTTGCTTGAAAGACTAATTGACCCATGATTTTTTCCTATGGTGCTATATAAATTGTAGAAGCAGTTAACGCTCCTGTTGATGGATGATATTTTAACTTAGTTGAACTTGTTTTTAAACCTGTATTGCCTGATGATGCGCTGACAAAAGTAACGTAATAATCGCTATTTGTTGTTGTATCGTCAGTAATGGCTACGTTTGTAGCGTTTGTTGCAGTAGTCGCAGTTGTAGCAGTTGTAGCTGATCCTGCGCTTCCGTCAATGTTTGTTCCTGTTAGACTAATTGATCCGCTTGCACGATTTAAAGCTATAGCAGTAGTGCCAATATAAACAGTAGAATTGCCTAAAACACCACTTGGAATCGTTCCTGATAGATTTCCAGCAGTTAAACTTGTTAGCGATGCGCCTGATCCGCTAAACCCTGTAGCTGTAAAAATGCCTGTAGAAGGGTTGTATTGGAGCTTAGTAGAGCTTGTATATTCCGTTGATAGGTTTCCGCTTGTTTGATTTGCAAACAAAGGATAACGAGTGCTATTTGTAGTGGTGTCATCAGTAACAGTCGCATAAGAGGTAGGAGTAGTCCAAGTAGGAGTTCCTGTGCCACCTGATGTTAATACTTGACCTGATGTGCCTGCTGCGCTAAAAGCTGTTGTGCTTGCGCCTGATTGGTAAGGAATTGCGCCTGCTACGCCACCAGCTAGATTAGTAGAAGTCGTAGCTGTTGTGGCAGACCCTACTGAAAGCGTACTCTGAGCAACATATTGTGGAGCAGAGCCACTAGACGTTAATACATAGTTTGCAGAGCCAATTCCTAAGAATGTTGTTGCGCCTGCGCCTGATTGATAAGGCAAAGAGCCTGCTAAACCGCCACCAATGTTTGTTGCTGTTGTAGCACTAGCTACTGCGCCACTTACGATTGATCCTGATATTGATGTAATCCAGCTAGGATTTGAGTAGCTACCAGTTGTATATACGCCATTTGTGACAGTTGCAGCGTTGCCTGAAATGCTAATACCCCATGTGCCACTTGCGCCTGTGCCTGTCGTGCTAGGTGCGCCAATAGTGTTATATGAGATTGTAGGTGCTGTAGAGCCGTTATAAGTTATAGGTGAAGCACCGCCTGTGCCAGAGCTATTAAATGTAATGCTATTCGTTACAGAGCTTGCAGTAGTTGCTGTTGTTGCAGTTGCAGCATTTCCACCAATGCTTAATCCTGATGCTGTGCCTGTTAGCCCAGTTCCAGCACCGCTAAAACTGCTATTAGCAGTAATGGTAGTACCAGTAATAGCTGAAGCAGTAGAAGCTCCAATAGTTGTTCCATTGATTGATCCCCCTGTAATTGCTACGCTATTGGCATTTTGCGTTGACATTGTGCCAAGCCCAGAAACTTGAGTATTAGTGATTGCAATACTTGTATTCGTTACGCTAGTGACTTGACCTTGTGCGTTTGTTACAAAGACAGGAACTGCGCTTGCAGAGCCATAAGTGCCTGCTGTTCCTATGTTAGTAATACTAAATGTATTAGAATTAAGGGATAACCCTGTGCCAGCATAATAAGTATTTACACTAGAAAACTGAACCCAAGGCATAGCTGTGACATTAATTGTGCCTGTTTGTGTTGCTGTGCAAACCCAACCTGTATCTGCTTGACCGCCATTTAAAACGACTGTGTATGCGCCTGGCACTTCTGACCAGACATCCATATCAGTAGATCGAGTCCAAGTGCTTGCAGATGCAATATAGATACCGTTATATTGGCTAAAGCCTTGATTCTTGACAAGAACACGATCACCAGCTAGGGTTGTATAGCCATCAATCGTTTGAAGCCCTGAAAGCGTAATATTGGTTGTTGTAGCGACTTGACACGCTGCTTTAGGGCCAAGACCTTGAGCTACAGTATCAACATAAAACTTATTAGCAATATCAGTATTAAAGCTAGGTGTAGTGCTAATTTGTCCTGTGGTGGCTGATACATTAATAAATACCCCTGTAGATGGGCTTGTAGCACCAATTGTAGAACTATCAATCGTGCTGTTAGTAATGGTTAACCCTGATTGAACAGGGTTTATCGTGGCATAAAAAGGCATATTCTGCCCGATGAACGTATTAAACGACCCATCCAAGTTAAAATACGCTTGGACAGGCAGTAGATTCTGGGTTACAGAATCATTTATGCTAGACATAAATTACCTTTAATAGGCAATACAGTTAATTAAAACCACATCTCCAGCAGACATATTTGCAGCAGCGCCTGTTGTAACAGAATAGCTAGTAAATGTAACTGATGTTGCTGTGCTACCTGTTAGCTGTAAAAACAATGAGCTTCCACTTGTTACATCGGCAGCAAAAGCTAACCAACCATTAGGGGCTGTAGGAAGGCTAATTGTTCCGTTCGCTGCGCCACCTGTGCCGACTGTTACTTTAAAACAAAAAGTGCTACTAGCAAGAACAGTAGGGCTTGTGCCAAAACCACTAGAAACTGTAGGAAGCGTGGTAGAAGCAACTAAATTATTGCCAATAGACAATGCACTTGCATTGTATGGGGCATATAAAGCATTACCACCTTGACCATATAAACCTAAACAGTTGTTATTGGCATCGTATTCAGCCTGAACTGACAATAGATTGATAACTGAACTACTTGCTACGCCTGGGTTTGCCATAATTATTCCTTAGTTTTGATCGACCATAGGCAATACATATAGCGTATTAGCTGTTCCAATAGCTGTAATAGCAAAGCTAGGCGGTACAGCAATCACAGTAGGCTGTGACATTGAAATGCCTAAAACAAAGCTCTGTGAGCTATTTCCACCTGTTGGGAGAACGGCTGCTGGTGCAGTTGTCGTTGTTCCTGCAACGGCTGGAGCAATAGTAATAGCGATAGGTGTTGTACCTACGTTTAAAAAGCCACAAAAGTTCGCTTGATCATTACCATTAGGGGTAATAGTTACAGAAGTTGAACTAGATGTAGTTACTGCAATAGCCGTTGTCGGGCCAACAAATCTATAAGCTGATACGTTTGCCATGATTTATCCTTAAACAGCAGTAGATGGTGCTGGGCCTTCTAAGCGAGTAATTTGAACCGCATACAAACCAGAAGCAGGAGTTGCGCTACCAGTTGTTACGTTTGCAAACTGAATGGACAATACGCCAGCAGTTAAGCAATCAGCTTCAGCAACAACGATTCCTGCTGTTTGTGTGCCGTTATAACCTTGAACAAGCACAAAATCAGTAGTTTGTAAGCCACCAACGCTAAAAGTCTGAGCAGCAGAAGTTTGAGCAGCTACAGCGGCAGGCGTAATAGATGGAGTAATGTAAAAAGTTTCGTGGGAATTGCCACGAGTAACTGTGGTACTAGACATAATTTTTCCTTTGCAAAGGGGTAGTGTGGTAAATCTACAACTATTTTACATTGTTTTGTTGATCTCTCAAGTGTTTTCCACAACTTCCTTTAAAAGTTTTGTAACCAATGTGTCCTAGCTCAAATTCAAGATTTGCCCATACTTTGCCACCTATATCTACCCATCTTTGGCAAAAACTGAAATCTTCACTTAAACGATTGCCGTCAGGCGTTTCATAAGGATCAAATAAAGGCCAAAACTGACTGTTTTCACTTGTGCTTCTTAAAGTCTGACGAGGATATGCTTCAATCATTTTTTCAGCACAATTACGGCTAATCTTCATAAAGCCACCTGGCAAGCCTAATACTTCCATTAACCCTGTTTCTGGGTCATTACGATATTCATCTTTTATGCCAATTTTAAAAGGCCATTCCATAGGCTCTTGTTTTTTAGGGTAAATACCACCTACTACATCTACAGGGTAATCAATTAACTGAATTAACGCTCCTGGCTCCCAAAATACGTCATCAT